TACCATTATTATCTATCAAATGGTCGAACTCCGTGCCGACCCAGGCCGTTTCGCTAGCGTGAATTTTACGCATCTTGAGTTCTTGGACTGCCCAATTATAACCTTGATTCGCAGCGATAGCAACATCATACCACTCGGGCAGATCTCCTCTTTGTACCCAAACAATTTGTCCGCCAGCATTGCGAATACTGACAATTTCGTTAGGGAACCGACAGTCGGAAATTACTACATGATCTTTACTATTGCGGAGTTTATTTTCTAAACTAGCAATCCAGATATCGTCGTGAAAACCTTTACGACAGACTTCTGTACCCCAATATTGTAGTACCCACCTAGGAGTCAGTGTAGGCATATCTAGACGTTCTGCCCACCACGGGTCTACTTGTTCTCGCCACTCTCGGGCCTCCTTAGTACGCCCTTCTAACAGCGTCCGGTCCCATCCAAACACCGCGCTTACAGCATCTTTGAGAGTGCTGGCAAATGACTCGCGTCTAAATTCGTGAAAGTTAACTAGATAGTCAGCGACTGTGTCTTTGCCGCTGCCAATAAATCCGCAAATACCTATGATCATAATGTCCTCCGATTAAAGACATTATAGCAGGTATACTCCGTTAAGGTCAACCGATGATAAATGTGTAGCCAGATCCGCCTGGAACTAACTTCATTAGATCGTCTACGAGTTTTTCCATTTCGGTTTGAGCTTCACCGATCAATGCTGTACCGTTAAGTTGTGTGCCACCCTGTGGTCCAGCTATCTGTCCAAACTTACTGCGGGCCTGGCCGAGCATCATTTTACAATTAGCCAATGAATAATCTTTGACCCATTGTCCGGCATATACGTCTTGTATTATAGTAGTATCCGGTTTGGTATTGTAAGCCTGAATCATTACACTTTCTTCTGTTCTAGGACGTTGATGTATTACTAATTTTCTGCTTTCAGGTTGCCACGTAAAATTAATAAAACTACCAAACATTTTTCCTACCAGTTCTTGATATCCTGAGAACAGTTCATAGGTTAATAGTCCGCCCATATTAGTTGAGCTCAATAGATATGTATTTGAATAGGCAAGATTGAATGGCTCGAACACTGTTCCACCTGTTCCCCCGCCTGTCCGGGAACCTACACTTCTACGGAAAATCTGTCTAATCTGTTGTATTTCTTGGGGTAAGGTATACTCGTTTACATCGGGTTGTAAGTTTAAAAATATGTACGATTCTTCTACAGAATTATCGCTACGTTGTCTAAAAACAGATAAAGCTCTGTTTAGCGCAGTTTCATAATGAATAGGATCTAACTCAACATCAACCATGCCGTCGCCTAGCATAGTTCTGCAGTAATCGTAGACACCTTGTTTGATCTGGTTAGTTTGGCTCATACAACTATTTATCGTAGCGGTAAATATAAGACTATGCCAAGACTCTCGCTTTATCGCCCAGAAAAGGGCAACGACTATAAGTTTATCGACAAAAATATCTGGGAAATGTTCCAGGTTGGCGGTACTGACGTTTTTGTTCACAAATACATAGGTCCAGGAACCCCGGCTGAAGATACTCCGACTACACCGGATTATGCTAATACCAGTGTGAGTAATATACAGGATTTGCTTTTTTTAGAAAATAGAGATAGAAAATACGATCCCGATATCTATGTCCTTAGAGGGGTCTATAATATACAAGACACTGATTTTAATCTTAGTCAGTTTGGATTATTTCTACAGAATGATACGATTTTTATAAGTTTTCACATCAATGATACTGTTGAAAAAATAGGCAGAAAATTGATAGCAGGCGATGTTATAGAGTTACCGCATCTAAAGGACCAATTTGCACTAAACGATTTTCAATTCTCCCTTAAAAGATTTTATGTGATTGAAGAAATTTCAAGAGCTGCTGAAGGGTTCTCAGTAACTTGGTATCCACATCTCTATCGTGCTAAATGTAAGCCGTTAGTTGATAGTCAAGAATTCAAAGAAATATTAGATGGATTAGCCGGCGAAGGCAGTGATCAAACGCTCAGAGACATAATGAGTACCTATGAAAAAGAAATGCAGATCACTCAGGCAGTTCTTGATCAGGCAGAATCAGATGCTCCTCGCAGCGGATATGATACTAGCAAATATTATCATATACAGAAAAATAATGATGGCCGCACTGAATTGGTCAGCGTAGATACCACACAAATAGATGCGTCTAGAGAAACACAGGCCACAGATGAATACGGCAATCTTGTGTTTGATGAAAATGGAGATCCGATTTATGTAGGAGCCACTGCGTCGACATCGATACAGAGTCCTACCAGCGAAGGTTATGACAGTTACTTGTTGGGAGACGGACTGCCTCCAAATGGGGCTCCTTTCTCTGCAGGTGCAGGATTTCCTGCGAATCCTGTCGAAGGACAATTTTGTTTAAGATTAGATTTTATGCCTAAACGTTTGTTTAGATTCAGTGGTACTAGATGGATTAAATTTGAAGATCAGGTTAGAATGACAATGAGTAACCTCGGCCCAGACGACGTACAAGAAAGCGGTGATATGTTTGAAGGCAAGGAAGCTAGATATACACAAAAAACTGGTTTTATTAATAATCAAAAAACTGATGTTATCAATGGTAAAACAGTTAAAGAAAAACAGAGCCTTAGTAAAGCTCTAAGACCCAAGGCAGATTCATAATGGATTACTTCTACGACGGACAGATAAGAAGATATGTCACGCAGTTCATGCGTGTGTTCATAGGATTCAAATATAAAACAGGAGGATCGGTTCCTGAGGAAAGACACATTCCTGTGATGTACGGAGACATGACCAGACAGGTAGCTGGAATTATCAAAGACAATTCTGAAAATAAAATGTCTACGGTTCCAAAGGTCGCTTGTTATATTTCGGGGCTTGAGTTAGATACATCACGATTAGCAGATCCAACTTTTATTAGCAAAGTCCAGATCAGAGAACGATCTTATGAATTTGATAACACGGGAGATCCTGTGTATAGTGGTAATCAAGGTGGGGGCTATACCGTAGAAAGACTCATGCCGACTCCGTTTAAACTTACTATGAAGTGCGACATATGGACATCTAACACTGATCAAAAATTACAGATACTAGAACAGATTTTAGTGCTGTTTAATCCTAGTTTAGAAATACAGACCACTGATAATTATCTAGATTGGACTAGTTTAAGTGTTATCTATATCAATAATATTAATTTCAGTTCGAGGACTATACCTCAGGGAGCAGAGTCAGAAATAGATATCTGTACTTTAGAATTTGAAATGCCTGTATGGATCACTCCGCCTGCTAAGGTCAAGAGATTGGGCATAGTAAGGTCTGTGATCTCTAATGTGTTTTCTGAAAACGGCGATGTTCTTAATCTCAACGACCTTTCATTTAATTTAGGTAATAGAGGCACAGACAATTCTGTACGCAGAACTAACGATAATTACAGCGTACTTCTACTGAGCGCAAACAATCCTAGCATACCTAACTTATATAACGTTTCTATTTTAGATGTAGATCAAATAGCCAATGTGCTACGGATACCTCTTACAAATAAATTTGGTAAGGATATAAATTGGGAAGTTATATTTGAGCAGCAAGGTGGCTATATAGCGGGATTAAGTAAAATACATTTTTTACAGCCTAGCGGTTACGAAGTTACTGGTACCTTTACAGTAAATGCCATAGATCCTAACTACCTGTCAGTTACCATTGACAGAGATACTGTACCGTCCAATACTTTAGATGCGTTAACTGCCATAATAGATCCTTACAATTTTAATCCTAAAAAGACATTCAATGGTATAGCTAATATACCTGTAGGCACTAGATATTTGATGTTAGACGCTGTGAACAGCAGTGTAAACAGGGGACAGTCTGGCTATGACGGTCCTGATGCTTGGAAAAATCTAGACAGTTCTGATCCCGAAATCTTAGAAAATTCAATCATAGAATGGAACGGTGACGAGTGGGTCACTGTTTTTACTCCAACCGAACAAAATGAAAATAATTACGTAACCAATTTGACCACAGGCATCCAGTATAAGTGGGATGGTCAACAATGGTTAAAGAGCTTCGAAGGCGAATATACTGCCGGGTTCTGGAGATTCGATCTAGATGCATAATAAGTATGAGTATGCAACAGAGAGCAGGACTATTATTTCTAGCCAAGAACACAGGTCGTATATTGTTAATAGACGAAGATTCTCGCTGGACAGTTCCTACTTTTGGTCGTAAATCAAATCTTTTAGAAGACTCTCAAGACTTGATTTCTGATTACAGTGATGGTAGATTAATACCTATAGAGTTGTATCTCAGCGAAGATCGAGGTTTTGAATATGGAACATATGTTTGCTTAGTTGATCAAGAGTTCCTTACCACTGCCGCTCCCACGCTGTGCTGGGCACAGTTAGACCACTTGCCTAAGAATTTGCATAATGGTTTGAAAACCACATTAAATAATCAAATTATAAGAACTAAAATAGAAACTATATTGGAGTTAGACGATGCTGTCACTGTTAAAAAATGAAAGATTTCAATCAGAGTACCGCGGATGGAAGACTAAGATCGACGGTATTGAAGATAACGGTATCAAAACGGAATTACAGGAATTGTTAAACAAGTTGGTCAACGAAGTAAGAAGACTAGATAACCAACATCAAGAACTTGCAACGTCCCATCATATGCCCGTGGGAGTCAATGAGATCAAATCTAATATCACAGAAATTAGGAAGAAAATTCTCAAAAAATTGAGAGATTATTCTTCCTAAAACAATTAAGCCTGAGCTTCACCCCAACGTAAAATTAGGTTAACATTAGTAGCAGATCCGCTGACCTTGTAAACGTTGATAGCCAATGTATCAGGACCATTAGGGAACGTACCTCTACCGCCGATAGCAGTGGTTCCTAATTCTTTCAATTGTGACAGATCTAGCACATCGGTAGCTCCGGGATTACTGATGAATGAAAATACCTGTTCGCCTGGCAGGGCATACGCAGCACCAAATTGGAATGTTACTGTTCCCGCTGCAGACGCAGTAGACGATAAAGTTTGACTGAAGTTAACTCTATAAACTGTAGTGGCGCCTAAGCTTCTTGCAGTGATACCAGTGACTGTTGTACCGGCTGGAAACTTAGTATCAGTAGTAGCTACTCGAGTGCTCAATGCTGCTCCAGATGCTTCCCAGCTTGTACTGGTAAAGAATACATAGTTTGAACCGCTGTAGCTGGCCGCAGTTTGGAAAGCGGTTATGGTCATACTTTGAGTTCCTGCTCCGCTTGGACTATCGCTCGATCCGCTGCTGCTGAGACTCAACAACGAATACGTGGTGCTGGATGTTTTAAAGTATGCAGTAGTGATACTGTTAATAGTTCTAGCACTGGACATATATGTAGCATTGCTCACAGTGTCGTTGATAGCTAATCCCGAACTGGTCACTGCTGAATCAGCAATCAATATCGAGCTCCTGCTAGTCCTGATCGCTCTGTTATATTCAGCTGCGATAGAACTAGTCACTGTAAAAGTCACATCTGTATTGCTAGATGAAGATGTTTGAATATCTTCATCGAAGACGATTCTGGTATAATTTGTTCCGCTAACTGTGACATAATTTCGCTGTATCTGAGAAATATTCGTGTTATTTCTAAATGCTCCGCTGCTGGCATTGCTTAATTCATCTCCTACTGCGATCGTAGTGCCTGCAGCATCGAAATCGGTAGTTCTTACAAATAGCTCTCTTCTGGAGTCGCTAGAACCATTATCTATAGCAAGGTTGTTACTGAAAGCGCCTCTGCTTTGATAAGGATTGTTTGGTGCTACGTCCGGATCCCACCAACGTGCAGTCAATGTTTGAGTTATCGCATTAAATGACACAGCGTTGGCTGTGGTAGTTAGGGCTCCTTGTACTGTAGCAGTACTGGTAGTCGAGCTTGCTCCCCAGTCTACTGAACCACCTAGGGCGACCTGTGCAAAACTAGGTTGTCCACCGGCGGCTGCTGCCTGTAGACCGTTCCAGGTAATTTTACTTGGGTCGATTGGATAATTTGTTGGATTCAAAATACCCTCAACAACAATCGCGCCGCCGCCTGAGACAGTGTCGGAAGTGATAGATAACTGTGACAGTAATAATTGTGCTCGATTTAATAGTTCTCTTTCTCCTAGATCACCGACTACAGCATTGCTAACGCTGGGAGCCAATCTAATGAAGAATGCGGTCTTTTTATCTAGAGTAGCTGAAACTCCCGTAGCAGCGTAGTTAAAAATGTATCCTCGATCAGAATCAAAGTTTCCATCTATTAGATAAGCGGAACCCCAGTGGCTGATAATTGGACTGGTTGTACAGGAAACCAAAACAGCTCCTGCTCGACTATCGTGTGCTGCTGCATCACCTGCTGTGTAAGTTCGTACCGCGCCTGCAGCATAATTTGTTAAGCTGGCCGAACGTGTACATCCAGTTAGATAATTTTGACTAACACTCCTGCCGCTGAAACTGATAAGTTCGTTATCCACATACACAGTTCCGCTGTTAGGAAAATCTGATACATCATCTAGTTCTAGAAAATTTTGCTCATCGCTGATGGATGCTGCTAATCTAGATCTTGCGCTTTCGTTTAAAACTTCATATCTCACTGGTCCGTTACCAGTTCTCATATAAGCTTCTGAGTTTAAGTTATTACCTTTTAATCTATGACAGAATACATAATCGCCGTTTGGTCCTCTTAGCATCCAGTCAATAAATCCAGCACCGTACCAGCTGAACTGTATACCAATCATCTGCATCTTTGTAACATCAATGTTATATCCCGAAGGTCCAGTACCGTCGCATTTATCTAGGTTCCATTGTGATTGAGGAATGATTAGGTCTTGGACCTTACAAACTTTTACACCTGATATATTACTAACTCCTCTGAAATCAGGAGTCACATACATACTGGTATTAGAATCAATCTTAGAAACAACGTGTGTCATTCCTCTAATAACGATCCTATCGCCTTCTTGTAATTGGTCTCTAAATCTACTGTTAGTTCCTGTTACCGTGTTACTGTTAGAATTGATAGCTATAGTTCCGGCAATTTGGAAAGTGCTGGTTCTCCTTCCTACGGATAATTGATTTCCGTCGTATTGGAAGAAGATCCCGTTCTGATCGTCAAACGGTCCCGACCTAACCACTGCTCCGTGCCAGTTAAGCAGAGACATCTGGCATTGAGATCCGATAGTTGCAGTGGTGCTGCCTAGCTGTGTTAAGGCTGTGACTCTAAATGTTCTTTCATCTTCGATTTCCGTTACGGTGTAATCTCCGTTATAACCTGTTGTTTGAAGCCCGCTTAGTCTAACTCTTGCACCTGCCTGCACACCGTGATCCACATCGTCGGTGACCACAGTGATTATTGCTCCTTGAGCTGTGCTGGCTGCGGTAACTGACCTTAGATCGTAGCTAGGTGCAAACAATGCACCGGTGTTGTACATAGCTCCTTTACCAGACTGGTATCGTATGTATTTTTTACTCTGACGTATTGCCTGTCCGCCGTGCTGGGGACCTCCTGTGCCTAATTGAACACCACCGTCAAACGGTCTATGAGTAAAGAATGTATCTGGTCTTACATACACTGTTCCTAATACTGGTGTTGATGTACTTACAGTACCCGGAGCTCTACAGGTATATTGTATGCTGGTCAAACTGGGGATGGCTTCTACTGAGAAAGGGCCCGCAGCCAGTTGATGATTGGTTCCAGCACTTGAAATAGCAACGTTTATAGAATTTCCTGGAACTAATCCGTG